AAGAAGTTTTAAAAAACGACTCACCCTACGAAAGAGTATATCTAGTAAGGTCATTATTACCGACTAGGGAGATTGGTTTTTTACCAGGTGATGAAGAAGACAAATCTTATCTATATCAAATACCATATCAAAACATGGTAAGATTTATGTTTTCAAGACCTGATGATACAGCATTTAATAGATTATATACAGATTTAAGAAATCAAGGTACGATTGATTTTTTATCTACTAGTTTTTTAAGAGGTATAACTATTGACAACGGTATTATAATAGTTGATGAGTGTCAAAATTTAAATTTTCACGAATTAGATACCATCATAACGAGAGTAGGACAAAACACTAAAATTATATTTTCAGGTGACATAGAACAAACAGACTTGATGAAAACAAATGAAAGAAATGGTATATTAAACTTTCAAAGTATTTTAAATAATTTACCAGAGTTCGAGTGTGTTGAATTTGGAATACCTGATATTGTAAGAAGTGGATTATTAAAATCATATCTAATAGAAAAGATAAGACAAGGAAAACACTATGAGTAACTATAACGAATGTTTAAAAATAATATTAATGCACGAAGGTGGTTATGTAAATCACCCTAAAGACCCAGGCGGTGAAACTAATTTGGGTGTCACAAAAAGAGTTTATGAAGAGTGGGGTGGAACAAAAGAAATGAAAGACTTAACAGTAGAAGATGTTGAGCCTATTTACAAAAAAAATTATTGGGATAAAATTAAGGGTGATGATTTACCTGATGGTTTAGACCTATGTGTATTTGACTTCGGTGTAAATGCAGGTCCAGGTAGAGCTGCAAAATTTTTACAAAAATTATTAGGTGTAACACAAGACGGTGGTATCGGACCACAAACTCTTGGTGCTTTACAATCAGCTATCGGTGAAGATAAGGTAACCCAAACTAGAGAAATGATAGAAAAGTATCAATCTATGAGGCAAGAGTATTATGAGGGTCTATCTACATTTGATACGTTTGGTAAAGGTTGGACTAGACGAGTAGAAGAAACGACTCACGAAGCCATAAGTATGACTTGATTTTTAGTACGTTTTGTGATATAATATATTATGCAGATTATGAAAAACCATATTAAATTAGACCAAGAATTACCAGAGTTAAAAGCTAAAAATGTTGACGGTAAAAGATTTTATGAGAAACAAGACGGCTCAAGATATCCGTCAATAACTTCCGTTCTATCAATAAAAAACAATGAGGGTATACTTGCTTGGAGAAAACGAGTAGGTGAAGAAGTTGCAAATTATGTTTCTATAAAAGCTGCAAATCGTGGAACATATGTTCACAACATGGTAGAGGATTATTTAAATAATTTACCTACAAATGAACTAGAAGATAAACACAAAAAGAAATTTCTCGCTTATACTATGTTTACTGTTTTAAAAGATAAATTAAAACACATAGACAATATACATTTACAAGAAGCACAAATGTATTCAGATAAATGGACAGTTGCAGGTAGATGTGATTGTATCGCAGAGTATGAGGGTGAACTATCGGTAATAGATTTTAAAACATCTACGAGTGAAAAAAAAGAAGATTGGATTGAAAATTATTTCATACAAGGTACTGCTTATGCAGAAATGTATGAAGAGCACTTCCATAAACCTATCAATCAAATTGTTATTTTAATCGTAACCGAGGAGGGGACAACACAAGTTTTTAAGAAAGACAAAAAAGAATTTCTACCAAAACTTGAGGAGTCAGTTAAACAATTTTATGATTGGATAGAAAATGAAAAACAAAATATTAAATAACTTACCAGGTATTTGGGTTATTCTAGTATTTACACTAGGATTACTTTTAATATCAAAACATGCACAAGCCGAAGAGCATCCTGTATTTCCAGATGGCGTAATGACAACACAACAAATACCTATTTTTTGTGGTTCAGGACCAGTAGTATTTTCATATGCGACTAGTGTATTTAAACAAAAATCAGTAGCATATTCTGAGGTAAAAAGAAGTGGTAATCCTAATTCAAAAAGTTTTGCATGGATATCATTCTGGTATAGTGAAGAATTAAATAATGGTTCTATATTTTTAACTATAAAAGAAACTGGTGAAACTTGCATGATGGGTTATGGTATGGAGTGGATATTTGATACAGAACTATTATTAGATATAGTAAACAATACATTAAGTGGTGAAGGTAATTTGTAATGACACCTAAACAGTTTTCTGTTTTAATAGATGATAAAGTAAAACAAAAATCTATTACTCACATGGATGCAGTATTAGAGTATTGTGAAGAAAAAAATTTAGAGAGTGACCAAATTAACCACCTAATTAGTAGGTCGTTAAAAGAAAAAATAAGAGTTGATGCTGAAGCAGTAAATCTAATGCCGAAATCATCAACCCTACCAGTATAGGAGAAATATTATGGAAATAGCATTGGCAATTTTTGTGACTTTATGGATTGTAGGAGTCGTATCTGATTAATGGCAACCTTCGGTATAAGTTCACTAACGAGAAAAAGTAAACAATCACTTAATAATAGTAATATAATTAGAGAGGAAAAAATATATATGAAGCAATGGGACTTGATGAACCACACTTTTAAATTTAGAGTGGGTGATAGTGAAGAAAAAGGAGGCTGTACATTTATTGGTGGTGAATGGAAAGATGTTACCACAGACGATTTATTCAAAGATAAAAGGGTAGTAATGTTCAGTTTACCTGGTGCGTTCACACCTACATGCTCTGGTGAACAATTACCTGCTTATGATAGAGCTTACAGTAAATTTGGTGAATTAGGTATCGACCACATTTATTGTATTTCTGTAAATGATGCATTTGTTATGAATGCTTGGGCTAGAGATTTAGAAATTAAAAATGTAACAATGATACCTGATGGTTGTGGTACATTCACAAGATCAATGGGTATGTTAGTAAATAAACCAAAACAAGGTTTTGGATTAAGAAGTTGGAGATATTCTGCACTTATTAATAACGGTATTGTAGAGAAATTTTTTGAAGAACCTGGTTACAATAATTTTAGTGCTGATGATGACCCGTATGAAGTGTCTGACCCAGAAACAATGTTAAATTATTTAAAGGGTTAGTGACTGGTTTTGAAGCATATAAAACTTATCTGGCAATAAAATTACATTTTACCAGAAAAGATTATGATTATCACAAATTTGATGGTCACACAAGAGCCACAGTAGAAAGTTTTGAAAAGAGAAATGATAAGTATTTTTTTCACAAGATTGCTAAGAAGTATCCTAGCAATATTTCTGATTTTTTTGTGGCTAATCTTGTCAATGATAATTCCAAATGGGTTGGTGATTTCGTTTTATCTGATAGTGAGCGTACTTATCTATCATGGCGTAAAAAAGTTGATGGGTTGTGGTACTACTTCTCGCAAGACATAGATACTTTATTGAAAAAAAGTCAACAACAATTTGATAATATATTTAAATGTCCTAGAGGACAACACCCCATATTGTTAAAATGTTTATTAGCTAAAAAAGTGTCAATAGAAAGTGTTGTGATTTTAGACAAACTATTAAACTTTACAAATCAATTTGACAAAGATATAAAAGAAACCATAATATGGCCGACAGTAAAAGAGAAGATTATCAAATACAAAAATTTTATAAAGTTCAATCCGACCCAATTCAGATTAAAACTAAAAGAGAAACTACAATGAGTAAATTAATTGTACTAGGTAATGGTGAAAGTAGAAAAGCCTACAACATAGATGAGTTAAAAACAAAAGCAAAGGTTTATGGTTGTAATGCAATTTATAGAGATTATACCGTAGATAGTTTAATATCAGTTGATCCTGGTATCATTCACGAAATATATCATTCAGGTTATGCTTTCAAACACAAATGTTATTTTAGAGGATGGACACCTGTTCCTGAGATGCACTTTGATATGATGGTTGAATCTATGAGGTCACAGACAGACGGTGATGGACCAATCAAAGAAAATGAACAACATAATTCTACCGAGTTTGTAATTCATATGAGTGATGTAAATAAATCTAAAGCTGCAAAAGTAGGTAACGATTTAAAAAGATGGAAAGGTTTCGGAACAAAACTTATATCAATAAGTTGGATAAAAGATTTTGATAAGGTTACAAGTTTAACAGATTATTTCGGTGAAGATCCAGGTTGGTCTGCAGGTGCAACTGCACTGGCTATAGGTGTAAAAGAAGAAAAACCGAAAATTGTATATATGATAGGAATGGACTTTCATAGTAAAACAGATTATATTAATAACATATACAAAGACACACCTCATTATTTGTCTAGTCAGGACCCTGCCGTAGTGCCAGAAAACTGGATAGGTCAATTTAGTAAGGTATTTAGTTACCACCCAAATGTAGAGTTTATTTGGGTCCATGATGGAGAGTTATTTCCAGAGTGGAGTAACCACAAAAATATTAAAATTATTTCACAAAAGGACTTGACTTTATGAGTTCGCTGTGTTATAATATATACAAGTTTAGCAGAAAAGTCTTCAAGGTTCGAAACTTGAAGATGAGTCTGGCTGAATATAGCTTAAGAGGGCTAATAGCATGGCGATGGAGGGTTATGACCGAATGGTTGAAGACACCGGAGTCAGTTGTAAGTAGGGACCATCTTTTTCAAAGAAATGTTGGACTCTTCCCGGAAGCTTGTGGGTATCGTACCAACGGAATCCCACGACTCTCTGCTAAACTTGTATAAATACTTTTATTATATTATGTT